CCTGTGAGATCGTCAAGGCTTTTAGCGGCTTCATGGCTTGTAGTCGGGTCTGTTCTTCTCGCTACCGCGTGATCTTTAGGTAAACTTCTTCTAGTTGCGCTAGCTGAATCGCTGACACTTCCGATAGAAGTTTCCCGTCTGCTGTTGTTACGCCCCGCAGATCTTGGGCTATCCATTTTTTTGCTGAAGCCTGCTGATCGTCAGACAGTTCGTTTAACCGTTCTTTCAGATCAGAAGTGGAAAAGGTTTCTTCCTTCTCGTCTACTGGGAATGGTTCTTCTGTTGCTTCTTCGTTTCGTTTAACTTTCCGCATTTCTGAAACTGAAGCGCGTGGTTTGTTTTTGTTGTAAAGATTCGCGTTCGCTAACGCTCTGCCTATAGCTGACGTTTCACAGTTTTCAACGTGGCTGTATTTGTTAGCCATACCGCCCACGCCTTGCGTTTCGAAAGCCCACCCAGTTGAAAAGGGTGTCGGGTCGTCTTTGTGTGCGTACAAATCGCACCTGAAAATAACTGTGGTTATGTCTGATAGGTCAGACATGGGGTTAGGGGCTATGCGCCCTTCAGGGTACAGCTCCCAAAATAGTGGGATTCTGTCCTTTACTTCTTCGTAGTCCTGTTTTCCTGTCATGAAACCGTCCTTCCATTGTTGTTGGGTTAGATATTAAAACGGTTTAATACGGTGGTGGTGGATGGTTAAAAAAAATGTTAAAAAACTTTGTAAATAAACTTGACAGCTTGTAAATATATATGCCAAAATCAATACATGAACAAAACGCCGACAGGAGGCACAATGAAAACAGAAGAAATATACAAAGTATGGGCTGAAATGACAAAAGAAGAACTTCTATACCTTGTTAAGGCTCAAAAAACAGAAATGATGGTACAAGCCAAGAAAATTGAAGAATTACAAATGGCTTTTGATTTGATTACAAGACAGCGGCAAGTTACAGAGAAACACTCCAAGCCAAGAAAAGTTTAGAATTTGAATTTAACTACAAGATGAACCAATTAGGTGAGGAGGCGTAATGTTAGGTAAATTAAGGTCGCATGTTGAGAAAATGGAACACATGCAAGAACTACGAGACAAACTGATCCGCGACGCGCACCGCAGAGGCCACACCCTGCGAGACATCGCAGAAGCTGTAGACATGAGCCACACGAAAGTAGCGCAGATAGTCAATGGGTGAAACAGTAACTTTACATACGTACTGTCGCGATTGTGGCGACGACGGGCCGATCAGAACCGTTGAAATTGTAGGCACGGAACCGACAGAAGCTGAAGCAGAGGAAATCCGACAGAACAAATACTGGCTTTGTTCGGCTTGTTTCTACAACAAGTTCTAAAGCAAAAAAGCCCCCCGCAAGGGGGTTTTTTGTTTTAACCGGGATGGTTTTTTAGAAATTCTTCGTAAGCTTCGGGGCTGTTCAGAACGATAGTCATACCGCCCTTGTACTGGTCGTCGTTACCGCCGCCAAGCGTGATCGTGATAGTACCAATCAAAGTACCAACCGCTACCAGCAGACCCGTAACAGCCGCTATAAGTTTTGTTGTTTTATCCATACGTAAACCATTCCAGTTCGTTCACACGCCTTAGAAGCTCGTCTATCTCCCATCTGTTATCCGGCTGGTTCCATAGGGTTGTTTCAAGAACGGTTAAACGTGTGTCTAGTTCGTCTATTTCCCAAGCGCTGTCGCCTTGGTTCCATACTGTTGTTTCCACAGCAACTATCCGGTTTTCCAAGTCGTCAAATTCCCATTCTTCGAAACCCCCCGTACCCAAATTGTTGATAGCGTTCCAAAGCCCGTCTATTTCTTGGAATATAGGTTCGTTCAAATGTCCGCTTTCAGCTTGACGGATTTTAACGTCGTCTAACTGCCATTCCAGTTCGTCAACGTCGAAAGACAGGTCGTTTATCTGCTGTGAATGCATTTGAATATCAGCCCACGCGAAAGCGCTGTCCTGCGACTGGTCTTGGATCATGTTTAACTGGTCGAAAAGCTGGTCGGTTCGCATTGAAACCTGATTAGCTAAGTCCGTCGCGTATGACAAATCTTCTATAGCTATTTGCAGGTTGTGGACACTTTCGCTGTTTGAATCAATGTTGCCCTTTATTCCGAGCAACTGCCACATTATTAGCCCTACAGCTATGAAAACCGAAACGAGCGTCCCAAGGTTGGTTTTTATCTTAAATTGCTTCCAACTGGTTGTCTCGTTCACTTCTTTTTGGCTGGGGCTTTCTTAGCTGGTGTTTTCTTAACGGGTGCTGTAGCAACGACGCTGGGTGTTTTGTCTTTGCTTAGTTTCTGCGTGGCGAAACCTTTTAACACCGCTAAAGCTGAAGCCATACCGCCGCACGTGGCGGCTTCTAAAGTGTCTATGTTGTAAAGTATGTTCGCTTCGTTAGCTACCATAAGAGCCGCGAAACATTGAATGAACGTCATTACAGTACGTTCTAATAAATCTAGGTACTCTCTCATTTCTTTAACTCCTTTTTAACTTCGGCTATGACTTCGCCTAGTTTTTCCAAATCTTCCCTTATCATTTTCGTTGAATTGAAAACCCAAGTTTTCAGATCGTCGAATCTTTCTTCCATTTCGGGGGTCATAATGTCCTCCTTTTCAGTTGGCCAGTCATCCGGCATCGGGCCGGGTAGAATACCTCGTACAGTTTGCGCCTGGTGGTGCCAGTTTTCACTAGGGACTGTTTTATGTAATCCCCAAGCTCTTAAAGTTTTATGGATACGCGACCACGTGGATTTCCCGTGATGCGTCAAATCTACAGCGTAACCGTACCCGGACGGTTGTTCCATGTGATACGACCCGAACCAAGTGTTACCCCCTGAAGTGCCTATAACACGCTCAGGGTTAGCCGCTAGGTTAAAACCGGCTTTGCCCGATTTGTAACCTGCGTACAAGTATTCTTGCTCAGATTTAGGGCGCACCGCTGATTCGATGCGTAAAACGTCGCGTAAATGCTCGTCGTCCTCGTACGCTCTGCGTAGCCTCCAACATAAAAGAGGGTCTAACAGGGTTATGTTTTCGTCGCCGTCGTCGCGAAACTGGTTTAAAAACTCTATGTCGTCAACGTGTGTCATTCTTCTTCATCCCATGGTGGTTTCTGTTCATCCCATGTTTTTGTTTCTTCGTTCCATTCATAAGACTTTTCGTCATCGGGCATCGGAGTTGGTGGTTGCCAAACGAAATTTGAATCCAAAGCCCAAGAAGGGTAAGGCTGGGAACCGTAAAAAGCGTCAGCGATAGGGTCGTAGGTGTGTCCTATATTAGCGGTGTTATACCTTAAAGCCGTTTGCCCGTCAGGTTCACCATCTGAACCGTAATGAACACCCCCGCGGGTGCCTTTCGTTGTTTGAATCCATGTCCCACCAAGCCCAAGATCGTCACTTAAAAACTCTGCCCCTCGTTGTGCGTCTTCGTCTGTTACGACGATCATTCTAATAACGGTATTTGTGTCGTCTATTTCAGCGAAATAAGCCATTAAACCTTACCATTCGAAGGGGTAGCGGACTATAACTACCCCATCGCCTCCATCATAAGTTGCCGCAGAGAGCGGGCCACCACCACCGCCGCCGCCTAACCCGTCGGTTCCTGCTGAACCCCCTATAACGCCACCATATATACCGGCTTGGCCAGCACCATTACCGCCTCCGCCGGTGCCACCCGAACCGCCGTTAACAGTTTGACTTCCCCAGTTCTGCACCATTCCTGAACCGCCTCCACCTCCGGCGTACACGTCTGATGTTCCGTCGAAGTAGGTGTTAGTTCCACCCGCCCCACCGTTTCCACCATAACCACCAGTAGAACCGTTGGAGTATCCTACAGTCCCTAGTGCGCTCGCGCCACCACCGCCGCCGCCGGTGTGGTAAATCCACGCGTAAATCGCCGCCGCGTAGCCGCCCGGCTGTCCGTCGTAACCCTCCACGGGTGAATAACCGCCTGCGTTGCCCGAACCAACGGTTATTCCGTAGCCGGAACCACCGCCCGACCCGCCTGCCATACCCGGAGTGGAAGCATTGAAAGCGCCGCCACGACCACCACCCGTACTAGTAAGCGTTGCACCACCGGAACCGAAAGATGAATTACTACCGTTAGCGCCGTTATATCCCCATCCGGGATCTGAGCCTCCTGCCCCGATTGAAACTGAGTAAGTGGCTACTGAAACTGACTGACCCGTAAGAGCGCGAAAACCGCCAGCACCTCCACCCGCCGTACCGTACTGTGAACCACCACCACGACCACCTGTACCACCACCGGCTACTATAAGAACGTCTACTAAACCATCGCCAGCGGCAGAAACAACAAAATTACTGCTACTGGTAAATTTATGGCTCCGGTACTTGGTGCCGCTTTCTGTGTAATCAGTAACAGTACCACCCGTTGCAATAAGCGCGCCACCACCAGCACCGCTACTCGCGAAAATACCGTGATCTATGGGAAGAATCGACATTAAGCAAGCGCCCCGATAAGCGACCAAGTGTCGGTAGCTGTCTTAATGAGCGTTGCACCTGCGTATTGTCCGTCTATTTCTTTCTTGCTGTCTTTCGATTGGATCGTTACCCCTGAGCCTTCCGCTAGTGTCGCGTTAGCCGACCCCAAGTTTTGAACTATGATCTGTGTTCCCACGGGGAAAGCAACGCTACTGTTCGGCGGTACGGTTATCGTCTGCGCTGACCCGTTAGAACTGGTAACCATTTTCCCGCCGTCTGTTAACACTAGGGTGTAGGTGGTGCCGGTCTGCGCGTTGAATGTAAGTATGTTGTCGTTCGGGTTGCCTGTAGTCAAAACCGTGCCGGTGCAATCCGGTAAAGTTATTATCCGGTCTGCTGTTGTCGGGTCTGTAGCTCGTAAAAAGGTTTCGTGCGCGTCGGCTGTTGTTCCTTCCCACACGACCTGCTGGTTAGTGCCACCAAAATATAAAGAATCATTCATATTTATTTGGCCTGTCATCGTTCCACCTGCCAGCGGCAGGTAACCGGTTAAAAACGATGAAACTAGGCTTTTCTTCAAAGCGTCTGAATCGTCAACGTCTTGGATCAGGACGTAATCGGCTGTTGTTCCCACCGCTACCGTAGCGTTATCAACATCCGCGGAAAGTGAAGGCGCCCCGGATGTTGCACCGCCCGCAAGCCCACTATTTGCCGCTGTCGTTATTCCGGTTATGTCGCCGCCGCCTGCGGCTGTGGTTTGCGTCGTACCGTCCGAAAATTCGATCCCGCCCGTGTCCATAACAATACGATTGTTTGTTAAGTCCATTATCATTGGGAGAATCTCGCCCGTGTCACCTGTCATGCCTTCTTTGATCTGGGCTATCAGATAGTCGCGTATCAACTCCATGTCAGAGCTTGAAAGAACTTCCCCTGCGGTGAATGCTCCGGGTACCCCCGAAAATGTTTGTTGAGCCATTTTTGTTTCCTTATGGTGCCTGTTTGTTAGTTCCGATAATACCGTAATCTGCACTATCGATTATTAAAAAGATCGTTTCACCCGTTCCGCTGGTTCCTATTCGCATAGTCCAGTCGCTTGGTGTCACTTCGTGTGTTACTGATTCCACGCGAAGAACCTGTAGCATTTCAGCGCTTGCGCCTGCTGGTTGGAATTGTGTTCGCATCGAATCGAAAATACATAGTTTCGCTACCTTCTCTGCTTGCGCGTCGGTCATAGCACGTGGTTTGCATTCCACAGAAGCTATCCGAAGCGCAGGCACAGAATGTAACGCTACAAAACTTTTCATAGCTGATTCAACGTCTGAGTCGTTGGCGTTTAACAGGTTTTGGCGAACTATTGTTCGTATACCGTAATTTGGTTGGCCGAACACAGGTTCGTCGTATGTTTGAACGGTGCCACCTACCCGGTTGTAAACGCCCCTGGTGTAAAGAAGCTCGTTTCCGTAAGATGTCGTAATGTTCGTAAATTCGGGTTCTGTTGCCGCTGTTCCCGCGCCCGCTCCGAACGTCAAACCTGAAGCTGAACCCACAGAATTGCGTTTCCTGTACGTTAAAACGTTGCCTTTGTCAGCCGCCCCTACAGCCGCCCCACCGGGGCTACCGTGCGCGCAGTAAATAGCGCCGTCCTCGGATTGTGCCAGCCGTTCCATGTACGCCACCGTCATTGTTTGAGCTACTGTCGCGCCTGCCATTGAAATACTAGAAGTTTCTATGCTTCTTTCGTTCGGGTTAGACGCGTCAGGGCTACCCGGTTGCGCCGGATAGTCCACAGTAGACAGGTTCAGCATGTTCGTGAACCGTGTCGAACCGACTTCAGCAGAAAAAGTGTGGTTTGTTATCTCCGTTTTAGCTAATTTCGACAAACCGTCAAAAGCCTTCACAATAACCGTGGAATCTTTACTGTTCGGATACAGGGTGTCTACGTCCTCTATACTTCCCCTGAAAATAGGGGTGTTGTTAGAAGCCGAATTGATGTTAACCGATACGCGAATTTCGGCGTTAATCCATTGCGCGGAACCGTAAGTACCGCCAGCTAACGGGCCGTAAACGTTGCCTGTGTTATCTAAAGAAACCCTGCATTGCCCAGCCCTGAAAGAATCTGTGACACGTTGCCTGCCTGTCTGCACGTTGATTCCGCGTACGTTAGCTGTAA